GCCACCGGACCACAAGGTCCTCAGGGTGCACAAGGTGTAACTGGATTCACTGGATCTCTTGGATTCACCGGGTCACAAGGTGCAGGTTTCACTGGTTCAACCGGTCCTACAGGTCCTCAAGGTCCAATCGGGTTTACGGGTTCAACCGGACCGCAGGGTGCAACCGGTCCTCAAGGTCCTATTGGATTCACCGGATCTAAAGGCGATGGTGGTCCGCAGGGGCCTATAGGTTTCACTGGTAGCCAAGGAGCAACCGGACCAACTGGCCCAACTGGTCCTCAAGGACCTATAGGGTTTACAGGATCTCAAGGTGCAACTGGACCACAAGGTCCGATCGGTATTCAAGGTCCACAAGGCGCAACCGGACCACAGGGACCAATTGGATATACAGGTAGTCAAGGTGCGACTGGACCAACCGGCGCTACTGGTCCACAAGGATTGCAGGGTCCTCAAGGACTTACAGGTCCAACTGGACCTACTGGGCCTCAAGGCGCTATTGGATACACTGGTTCACAGGGAGCACAAGGTGCCCAGGGTGCAACAGGACCAACCGGTCCTCAAGGTGCAACAGGACCACAAGGTGCTCAAGGCCCAACTGGTGCAACTGGACCAACAGGGCCAACAGGTCCTCAAGGTGCTATTGGATACACTGGATCTGGTATTACTGCTTTAGCTCAAAATCCAGTTGGCACTACATATGGAGACGGTGTAAGTTCTGTTCCAACTTATTTCTTCGGTCAACTTGTTGGTGATAATGACTACTGGAAACTATATGGTGAATCGCCGTCAACAAATACAGTTAGAATGGTGTTTGAAGTTAATGATGATATCGAAACATTAACAGAAACATGGGCATTTAGAAATAAAAGAACGTATAGTGATTATGCAGCTCGATCAGAGTTTTATATCTCTGGATCTGGTGACTCATACTCTAGGGTTTCTAGCCGCGCGCCAATCTTCTACGATAGTGATAATACTGCTTATTATGTAGATCCACATAACGGTTCAATCCTCTATACTACAAAATTCAATACGGCAACTAATGGCGCTGCCGGCCGCACAGTTGTTATCAAAGATAGCTCTCAGTCTGAAATCCTTTTCGGATCCTATCCAGGAGGCTGGACGTCTGCGCTCCAAATCCAAAACAATGATAATTCAGATTTTGTTTGGATTTCTCCTATAGATTTAAATAATAACGCGCGGTTTAGAGCCAGTGGCAGCGGTCTTGATTTTTATACAGATGGTGCAAATGATACAGGCACACATTCGTTGTTTGTCGGAAGTGGGTATGCGCAAGGCATAAGTTCTGTTCGTGGTCCTATCTTCTATGATAGCGATGACACTGCCTTTTATACCAATCCCGCTGGTACATCAGTTCTTAATGCTTTAAACCTCAATAGGCTACAAAATGCTTCCAGTGGTTTTGTTTTGCGTTTTGGGACTAACACTGGTGCGCCCACACATCTAAATCTTGCTGATTCTACAGGCGATCCATCCACGGCCACGGGCACTGGTATTTCTTGGGGGGAGCGCACAGATGCAAATCCGTATTATATTATCAAAACCACGTTAGAAAATTATGGTGGCAACTATACTAAGCTGACATTGAACTGGCATACCGGAATTAAAATTGGTGCCGCTTCTGCATATGGTGGTACCAGGTTTTACAATAATTCCCCTGATGTTAGTGGAACCGAAATATTTAGTGTTGGTAAGGGCGATAACCACGTAAGGGTTGTTAATAACTTGTATGCACCTATCTTATACGATAGTGATAATACTGCGTTCTATTTTGACCAATCACCAAATATTAACGAGCTTGCTGGTACTGGCAAAAATATATTCCGTACTTCTGATTCGTATCTTCGTATCAATGAAAGTAATTCTTTCTCTAATGGTATATGGACAGGGTCAAGTAATTTTCTGAATTCTACTGGTGTTTTTGGTTGGGGCAGTAATGGTGGCACCACGAGTTCCCGTGTATACATCAATGGTGGTACGTATAATGGTACTAATGTAATTTACCTAGATGGAAGTACGAGTATTGGTTATGCTGCAGGTAGTTGGCGTGCGCCAATCTTCTACGACAGCAACGACACATCATATTACACAGATCCTAATAGCACGTCCAATATTATTGACTTGATTATTGCCAACAATATTGCTTCTCCGGCTAACTACTATAATGGTTTGCAGATGGAGGTTCAGGCAACTTCTGGTACAGCCGGTATTGGTTTACACCGTGCTGGCTATTCACACTGCGGTATCTATCATGACTCAAGCAATCAATTAAAATTTAATTTTAATGGTGGTACTGCTACACTTAATCATAATACTGGTACTATTATTGGTGATGGAAATGATACAAGTTGGGTAAGATATAAAGGCGCTGTAACTTCAGAAGACTGGAATACTTACATTGATGAAACAGAAGCAAGTTATAGAATTGCAACTAACGCGTCAGGTTCCAATAGACCTGGTGCGTACATGTATGGGGTTGTACTTAGCATGGCCAGCGCTGGTCAAGCAAAACTGCAACTATACGCGCCACATAATGGCACAGATGGTAACGGTCTTTGGGTTCGTACTGGTTGGGATACTGACTATGATGCTTGGAATGAAATTGCTATTCAATCCAGAGCATTTACAAATAATGTTAGTCTTAGTGCACCTGTCTTCTATGATAGTACTAACACCGCTTACTATTGGAATTTTGCTAATGGTTCTGTATCCAATCTTTATACATTTATTTCAGGATACGTATACTATCGCTCAAATCCTGGATCGGGCGTTTATCTAGGTTCTACAAACAACCCGGCTCTTCAGGTATTTTCTGATGATGGTGGAGCGGCTTATATGTCGTTTCACCGCGGTGGAGCGTATGCGGTTAATTTCGGTCTAGACCCGGATAACAACATGCGTATCGGAGGATGGTCAGCGAGTGCTGGCCGCTGGACGCTAGATATGTCCGGTAATAACTGGGCGGCGGGTTCATTCAGAGCTCCTATCTTCTACGACTCGGATAACACCGCCTACTATATGGATCCGAATAGCACCGCTGGTAATTGTGCGTACTTTGCCGGCGGTATTCATATTTCTGGTGGTAACGTAAGCGGTAATGGTCTTATTCTGGCTGATGATGGTGATATTGTCGACTTGAATGACGGTTACTGTGCGATGCGCTTCGCAAACGGCGTACGTGTTCATTCCGGAAATAGAACTGGTTCCGCAGTTGTGGCTCTTACTTCAGGTGGTGCTGTTATTGCTTCTGGTGATATTACTGCATATGGTTCGCCATCTGACATAAATCTAAAAGAGAATATCGAGAATATTCCAAATGCTCTTGAGAAACTACTTACTCTGAATGGTGTGAACTTTAACTATAAGAAAGACGGCAGTCGCTCAACTGGTGTGATTGCGCAAGAAGTAGAAAAAGTTCTGCCTGAGGTGATATATAATGCTACAGATGTCGAAGGAACAGAAACCTTTAAGGCCGTTCGTTACGGCAACATGGTTGGCCTTCTCATCGAAGCAATCAAGGAACAACAAACGCATATAAATAGACTAGAAACACAAATCAACTCACTAATGGAGAATAAATAAAATGCCATTTACATACACTTGGAAAATTAAGAGTCTGAAGAAGCAGGATGATCCTTCTGCAGAACTTAATGATATCATCGTTCAGACATACTGGGAATGCACAGGAACAGACGAAGATGATAACGCCGGAACGTTCCACGGTGCAACCCCGTTTGAACCAGACCAGGTTGATCCTGACAACTTTACATCCTACGAGGATCTGACAGAAGCTCAGGTACTCAACTGGGTCAAGGCTGTTGTCAACGGCAATCCTGGCTACAAAGCACACATCGACGAGCAGATTCAAAAGCAGATCGATGCAATCGTCCGTCCGATGGTTGAAGTCCAATCCGATGCTCTACCATGGGCTGAACCCGGTGCAAATACTGTACCAACCACAACGCCAGTATCTAATACAACCCCAACTGCAAATACATAATTTAAGGAGAATATATAATGGCTACTAATCCAGAACTAGACCCGATGCTTGCTGACAACCAACAGGCTCAGGCTCAACAGGCTCCTACTGTAACTCTTACAGTGGACGTCAATGAATTGAACGTTATCATGGGTGGACTACAGGAACTTCCACACCGCGTGGTAGATCCAATTCTGAAGAAACTCTTCCAGCAGGCTCAGGCACAACTGGGTCAACCGCAAGGATAATTAATGCCGACTCCAGGATCTGGCGCCATCTCGATGAATGATATGAGAACGCACATTAACCGTGCGACCACAAGCTCTATCTCTATGTCCGAGATGCGTGCCAGATACGGGGGTTCCGGTGCTATTGCCTTTAGCGATCTTCGAAGATCTGAAGGATTTACCATTGATCCGGTCCGCGTCTATGTGTCTGGTAAGTTAGCCCAGAACACAGACGGATGGGCTACAGGATACTATCCTCAAGGATCTATTAGTCCAAACGAAAATAACGGAAGACTGCAGTTTGCGGATGCGAGCTTTTTGGTACAGGTACTTGAGGATAATATTTTTAATACTGGCACTACCCAATTATTATTAACCCAGAATAACTCTGTAAGTTTTGGCAATGGTAGTCAAGTCACAACCGGTTTCAAAACCACAAATATTACCAGAGTTGTACTTGCCAATACTTCTCGCACTATAACATCAGCCACAAGCAATGATAATCAGTCTGACGCGTATATATCATACGATATGCCTACATCTGGTACTATTCACTGCTTAATAAAGTTCTAAGGAAAATTGAATGGATGATGATATTAGAACTTGGGAAGCAGAAGATGAAACATCTCAGCCATCTGAGGCTGTGATTATGCTTCAAACTATCAACTCCAATGTTCCGACACCAGAAACCGAGGCAGAAGAGATCTAATGGCATTCTTCTCTAATTACAATCCTGTAATCATTGGTGTATATGACAATGAACTGTATGTGTCTCACTTCCAGCCAAACAATAGTGGCAAGGTTTTAGGCAGGGACTCGCTTGAGAACGTCCACCATTCAGGCGGAGTTCCGGAAGATCATCCAACACTAACTAACGTCATTAAGAACACAAACGGGCACGTATTCCTTAATGGATCGTTTAAGTTCGAATGGGAATGGCCAGGTGGCGATGTTACAGAACAAGAGATCGATGACTACCTCGATCTTATTGATAACCTTCCAGTATCAACTCCGTTTGTTGCCACAAAAAGTACTAATAAAGTTACATTAACCTTGGCCGATGCCAACTTCCAAATAGCTGATTGGATTGGGCAGCCAATGCCATGGCATCCTAAAGCGCCAGTTGCCAAATTAACTGCTGCGTCCGATGAGTCAGAGTTTGTATGTGTATCAAGACTTAATGGTTCCTATGCAAACTATACATTCGAACAAAGAACAATTGAGCCTGGTGAAACACTGTCGCTCACAAGGCCTGAGTGCGATACTTGTTACTTCATGTTCTCAGATCATGTTCTCAAAGGCACACAGGTTCTTATAAGTAAGAAGCTGTACAAAGTTACTAGTGAATCTTTACAGATCAAAAACAATCAATCGAACAGAATCAGAATACTGAGGTACTACAAATGATTAGATATTTGAAAGCAATGAAGTTACTCAGAGAGTTTCAAAAGGCGCCGCCACAAGACAAGCCAATGCGCAATGTCTATAAAGCAGAGCGTCTGTTTAACGAGACCGCATTCGATCGTAAGTTTAAAGAGTTTTGCAATACTGAGATCGCACACAAAGTATTCTCACAACCAAGAGAACTAATTGATGTCCAATGTGACAGAGAGTACCTGGCTAGTCTGCCAGCTGGATCCCTTGGCCGAGAGTTCCTTGAGTTCATGGATGAGAACCTTGACTTCTATGCTGGGTATCTCTACGAGGGATACAAGAAGGAATGGGAAGATCATCTTGACACCGAGGAGAAGAAGCGCTTCTCATCAAGAATGTTTGCCTGTCACGACTTCACACACCTTGTGATTGGCTGGAACAGAATGATTCTTGGCGAAGCTCATGCTGCCGCCTTCCACTCGGTTCGTGAACAGAATGATAGTAACTCATTCAAGGCTCTCATTAAGGTCGGATATATAAAAGTACTAAGAACAACAAAGAACATAAAGACATCTTTTATGTTCAAGAAGTCGATCGACGAAGCAAGAGAAGTTGGAAAGAAGATCCCATGGTTGCCGACCGTTGACTGGGAATCGATGATGGCATGGCCACTTGAGGATGTCAGAAAACATCTGAATATCTCTGAACAGGATATTAAAAACTACAGAGAGATCCAACAGAGATATAGAACTGAACACGTGGATCTATTTAAAGCGGAATATAATGATGTTGCGAAAAAACAATATGAAGTGTGTGTCGGTCCAAACGCTAAAGAACTGCAAAGCGTGGTTGCTACACAAATTTAACTATCTTAAGACCAAGAGATGGTTTCAAATATTTCTTGGCTTTGTTATAGTTAGATGGATATTTAGAATCAGCGTCTTAATAAGCATATTTTATTTTGGAGTTGATCTGTTATGAAAACGTTTGATTTGTTTCCTACATTAGTAGGAACCGAAGTATATCCAGATCATAAACAGTTCAAGCAGATCTTCTTTGATAACTTACCAAAGTATATGAGAGAAGATGGTATTACTGGAGAAGAGTCTGGACATATAGATCTCCATCTCAATCCGGACTTCAAAGATCTCTTTCAGTTTATATCTCATGTTGCCCATGATTATATTGACACGCTTATTGGTTCAAAGGATATCTGGGAAGCTTGGTTAGTTAAGACTTGGTTCAGTGACTTTAGTGTGCCTCCACATAACCATGCTGATGCACATCTTTCATTTGTATATTATGTAAATGTTCCTGATGATAAAGCCAGTCGAATGCATATGATTGCTCCGAATGATCGTCTGAATGATTTAGTCAATGGTATGTTTCTGGCTAATAAAAATAATGCTGTAGTAGTATATAATAATCAGTATAATTGCAACTCGGTTGAATTCCAGCCATATGAAGGCGCATTAATAATTTTTCCAGCAAAGTTGCACCATTTTGTAGAATCTACAAAACCAAGTGACAATATTAAGAATCGTAGAATCTCTTTAGCAGGAGATTTTATTTTGACATTGAAAGAACCTACCGCCAGGTCTATGGGATTACAGCCCATAAATAATTGGCGGCAATTTTAAGGATATAATAATGAATCAGTTATGGCAATTTTGGCATGCAACGTTAACAGCCGATCAGGTAGATGGTATTATCAATACCGGTAATCTGTTCCCTGTCTCAGAAGCCGGTCTAGGTTTTGATGGATCTACCGAGAATATCGATCAAAGATCTAGTGAGATTCGTTGGATCAACCCTCACGATGTTGCATCTAAGTATGTTACAGATCTTCTGTGGTATTATGCAAACGAGGCAAACCGCAACGCATTCGGCTTCGATATAAACTACCTACCGGATATCCAATACACCAAGTACACTGCAGAAGCCAATGGCAAATATGATTGGCACTGTGATACGTTCTGGGCTAATCCAACTGCATATGACCGTAAGCTCTCTATCGTTATCCAGCTATCGGATAGTGATGACTATGAGGGTGGAGACTTTGAGATCGATCATCAGTATGCTCAACTTCCTGTCGATCAGGTCAGAGCCAAGGGAACGGTTATCGTTTTCCCATCATTTCTTAACCACAGAGTCACACCAGTAACGAAGGGCGAGCGTAGATCGTTGGTTTCTTGGGTGCAAGGACCTAAGTTCAGATAACTGTTCTGTTAGGCATAAGCCATTCTACCATAGTTTGTGGTTATTGTACATAGAAAAGTTGGTGTGGCCGGTATTATAAATAGAATCAAAAGAGGTTACTATGGCTGCACCAACAACAAAAGCTGAGTTTAAAGAGTATTGCCTACGCAAATTGGGTAAGCCTGTAATTGAAATCAACGTCGATGATGATCAGGTTGATGATCGTATTGACGAGGCTCTCCGTTATTACTATGACTATCACTTTGACGGTTCAGACAGAACCTATTATAAGCATATAGTAACCGTGGATGATGTCGCCAACAAGTACATCACACTGCCAGAGAATATCATCGGAGCTGTAAGCGTCTTCTCTATCGGTGACCCGTCGATCCGTGCTGACGACCTCTTCAACATCCGTTATCAGATTGCTCTGAACGACCTCTATACACTGACAAACGTTTCGATCGTTCCATACTATATGGTTATGGAACATTTGTCGCTTCTGACAGAGATGCTGGTCGGCAAGCAACCTATCAGATATGCCAGACACAAAGATAGACTATACATCGACACCGATTGGGGCAACCTAAGAGTCGGTTCATACTTGCTTGTAGAGGCGTATGAGATTGTGGATCCTACGGTTTATACCGATGCATGGAATGATCGTTGGCTTCAGAACTACGCGACTGCTCTTATCAAAAGACAGTGGGGTTCGAACCTGACTAAGTTTACAGGTATGAATCTCCCAGGCGGTGTGCAGTTCAACGGCGAAAAGATCTATAACGATGCGGTGGATGAAATCACTAAGATGGAAACAGAGATGATCTCTGGTTACTCTCTTCCCGTCTTGGATATGATTGGTTGAAATGCATACTATGGACACCATTTCATTATTTCTTGGTCTTGACCCTCTTTTAAAAGAGGAAATTGATAATATTAATGATATCATATCAACACATAAACATTTAAATAGTGTACCCGGTGCATTTCCAGGCTGGAAATCTGAAGACTTTACAGATGAACATAAAAATAATATGTCAATTGCTGCATCCAAAAGAATACGCACTCCTGAACACTTAGCCGCTTTACACCAAGGTAGAAGAAATTCTAAAAACTCTGCTGAACATAATGCAGCTGCATCAAGAATTGGCAGTAAACATACGACTGAAACTAAAAATAAAATGTCACTAGCTAAAATTGGAAAAGAAACCACAAAATTAACAGCTAGTAAAGCCGGTAAAATTTCTGCACAAAAAAGAAAAGAATCTGGTTACTATCAATCGGAAGAAGCCAAATTAAGGTATATAAAGATGTGGGAAACTAGAAGAGCAAGAAAGGAGGGATTTGTTAATGGGAACTAATTTCTACTTTCAATAATTTCAGTAATAGCCAAGAGCAGCTATTGATAGAAGATCTGATCCTAGAGTCTATCAAGATCTATGGCCACGATATGTTTTATTGTCCTAGAACACTTATAGCAAAAGATGATGTCTACGGCGAAGATTCACTATCTGAGTATAACTCTAGCTATCCTATCGACCTATATATCAAGAGTTACGACTCCTACGAGGGTGATGGCACATTCCTGTCCAAGTTTAATCTTGAGATCAGAGATCAGGTAACTCTTACAATATCGATCCGTAACTTCATGAACGAGATCGGTGGTATTGCTCTTCTAGATCGTCCACAGGAAGGTGATCTAATCTACGTTCCGATGCTGGATCGTCTACTTGTTATCAAGTATGTCAGCAAGACATCTGTCTGGTACCAGATGGGTTCGATCCAGACTTATGATCTGGTATGCGAAACATTCGAGTACAGTTCAGAGCGCCTTAGAACCGGTATCGATGCAATTGACAGTATCGAGAAGGAACGCAGTCTTGATCTTTCGATCTGGGGCTTCCTCACAAGCGATGGTTACTATATAACAGACAACGATGGATACGAGATTATCCAAGGCAACTATAGCTTTGAACAGCAGGCAACCGATACGTTCGAAGATAACACCGAGATCCAGCTGGAAGGTGAAGTAATTCTTGACTGGACTCAGGTAGATCCTTTCTCAGAAGGCGAAGTATAACATGTTCGGTAATACATTTTCACACGATATATTAAGAAAGTATGTCATCCTTTTCGGAACACTTTTTAATAATATCTACATCAACCGTCATGACAATACTGGTAAGACGATACAAACTATTAAAGTCCCGCTGTCATATGGACCTAAAGAAAAGTATCTTGCTCGTCTTGAAGGCAACCCCGATCTAGACAACAAGATTGCTATGACAGTTCCACGTATTTCATTCGAGATGACATCGTTTCAATACGATTCGGAACGTAAACTGAATACGTTGAACCGTAAGGTCAAGAGCAACAAATATCAATATCAGCCGGTTCCGTACAATATCACGTTCCAACTATCTGTTCTTGTCAAGAATGCAGATGATGGAACTAAGATCGTAGAACAGATTCTACCGTACTTTACGCCGGAATGGACCGCATCGGTTCATTTGGTCCCGGACATGGAAGATGATCCGTGGGATATTCCTATCATCATGAATAGTATCTCTTCTGAGGATACGTACGAGGGTAACTTTGAAACCAGACGTGCTATCATCTGGACACTAGAATTTACTCTAAAGGGTTATGTGTTCGGTCCTACAAAGAGAATTGGATCCGGCGATGGAACTGACGGCGGAGTTATCAAATATGTCGATGTTAACATCAGACCGACTGCGAACGTCACAACCGCCAATACAACAAATACCGCTGCAACTGAAACGGTTCATGTCTATCCTGGTTTAACAGCCAATGGGCAACCAACATCTAATGCAGCAGAGTCTGTTAACTGGACTCTAAT